TGCGCCCTTCTTGATCGGCGCCGATTGAGCCTTGTCGATTGCTACAGCGCTGATCGACGCGTTCGATTCGTGCTGTGCTTCAGTCCATACCTGCCTTGCGTTGATCAGCTTCATGCGGCTTCCCCTTTTTTCAGCTCTCTGGTCTTTGCCCGGTACTCGGCCTTGATGGCCTTGATCTCTTCGACGGTGTACTTGCGCGCCTCATGAGGCCCTTCGATCCATCCGACCTTTTCGGCGCCTATGCGCAGCACCAGACGGATGCGGTACTCCACCGCATTGCCGGACAGGTTGCGGTTGCACTTCACACACTGGCGGTGGATGTTCAGCGGCTCAAAGCGCAGCTCCGGGCATGCACCGACGGACCGGTAGTGCCCGGCGTCCCAGCGGCTGCCGGTCATGAGGTCGTTGTCGTTCGGCGTCGAGTCGCAACTGATGCACGGCAGGTGCGCGTCACGCAGGCGCACGTACTCATTCACGGCAGCCTGGGCCTCGCGCAGGTGATCCGACCTACTCTTCAGCTTCTCCTTGCGGACCTTGATCTCCCGGCGCTCTACATTCGCCAGGGCCTTGCGAGCGCTTGCCTGCCCCCTCTCCGACTGACCGTGAGCGATGGCGCACTCGATCTCACCGCACACCGCCTGCGAGCTTCTGGATGGCACGAACATCACTCGGCAGGACGGGCAGCGCTTGCGACGTTGGCCGCCAGAGGTGAGCCGGGTTTTGCGCTGTAGTGGGGTGCGCTTCATGCGTAGCTCCCGATCTGGTCAGCAGCGCTCAAGGCCGCCTCTTCCGATTCAAAGTGGGCGGACAGGACCAGTCGCCAGCAGGCGTTGAACACGTCGCGGTAAAGGGGCTCGAAGGCTGTGTCATCCATGGAGGCCCAACTGATCGACTTGGCCTCCTTGCGCACGCCGTCGGGCGTTCGCACCAGGTGGAAGTGACCGGCCTCGATCGTCACCCATTCACGGAATGCCTCACGGGACTTGTCCACGGCCGGAAAGCGCTGGGCCCTGGCCGACTCTAGACCGGTGATGTACGCATTAACCGCATGCGACAACTGCCCAGGCTTTCCGCTCTGCGCCTCAAAGAACTTGGCCAACCCCTGGATACCGCGCAACTCCTGACGCGGCACCAGGCCGCCGACCGGCTCCCAGTACTCCCACGCCAGATCCAGCATGGAGAAGAACTTGCCGTGGAACTTGGCGTTACGCATACGGGTGAACTTGCCATGGACGACCTGGCCCAGCTTCCACTTCTGGGTGAGTTCGCGATCGGCCTCGGTGGCCGGCACCAGGCCCTGAGCGGTGCGGATAAGAGCGAGTTCAGCCATTGAACACCTCCTGGCCTTTGACCAGGTGTCTGTCGTGCCAGACCAGCCCATGCGCCTTGCAACTGAGCGCACGACGACGAACTTCGGCGTCGCCGTAACTGCGGAACATTTGCCAGGTCACGTACCACTGATCAAGCGAGGAAAGTGCTACCTGAGCAATCCAGAGTTTCTTCTCGGCGCTCATAACTGCTCTCCCTTGCCCATGGCGGCGCCTGGTTCGACCAATACCGAGGCGACAGTCGCAATCTCGAACCACTTGGTCCAGAACACGTCCTGCTGTTCGCCCGACTCATACGCGATGAAGGTGGTGTACCCTTCCTCCGGCAAGCCAAGATCGGCAACTACTTCGGCAACGGCGTCTCCGATTAGCCCGAAGTCGTCAGAGCCCAGCCAGTTGCCCAGCAGGTGCGTGATTCGGACGGTGTATTCACCCTCTTCGATGTCGCATCCGCACTCGGTTTCAATGGTGATTTCGAAGACCTTCCGGTCGCCGCGACGATCCTTCAGACGCGTGAAGTCGTATTCCTCGAAGCCTGCAACGCGCGCCCTATCCAAGTCTTCAATGGCCGTATTCAGCGCCTCGTTCTCGGCTTCAAGCCGCTCTATTTCTTTTTTCAGGCGTATCGCGCACGAATGCTTCATGCCGTTGCGGGCTTCATCGAGATCGGCGATCAGAGCCAGCACCGTTTCGGGATCTACCTCTTCGTGGAACTGCTGGAGCGCACGCATTTCCTCACTTTCATCGGAGAACTTGATTGCGTCTTGGGCGGCGTAGGTGGCGGCCTCCTCGAGGTCGGTGTAGTCGGTCATTTGCACTGCTCCAGCGCCTGGGCCAGGCCATCACGATCAGAAATGACCTTCACGCAGACGAGGGTCATCGTTCTGGCGGATTCAGTGGCAAGCCACAAACACGCCAGAAAGGCACCGAACAGAAAACATACCCAGATAGCGTCTTTGATACCGAACATGGTCAGAACCCCTCCTTGCCGCGCTGCGATTCCCACTCAAACGCCACGCCAATGCAGCCGTTCTCGCGGATACGGTCGACACAGCGCACGCCAAGGGCATCGTTCAGCTCAGCGGGCGATAGATTGCTGACGATGATCATCGGGCGCCCCTGCTCGTAGCGGCCGTTGATGATGCTGAATAGCGTGGCCAGTTCGAACTCGCTTTGCTTGGTGGCACCTACCTCGTCCAGCACCAACAGGTCAGCGCCGATCAGCTCGCGCATGATGTGAGCCTCGGAGTCACCAGACTTGTCGCTGAAGGTCGCCTTAATATCGCCAATGACGGAGCCGACAGTGCGGTAGATCGCCCTGACCAAGTGTTCGTTGATCAGAAAGCTCGCTGCCGATGTGGCCAGGTGCGTCTTGCCGGTACCAACCTTGCCAAGGAGCAACATGCAGCGCCCTTCCCGCTTGTGTTTCGAGAAGTTGTCGACGTATTCCATGCAGGCGTCCAGAGCGACTTGCTGGGCGGGCGAAGACACAACAAAGCCGGCGAATGACTTATCTGCGAAACGCTTGGGGATCTTGGCGGCGTCGTGCTGCAGCGTCCGGAATTGAAAGCGCTTGCGCTCAAGCTCTTCCATATCGCGCCTATCACTGGCGCAGATCGGGCAACCAGAAACACCGCCAGCCCTGAGCATCACCGCCGAGTATTCCCCGTGTGTATCACAGCGCGCTGGCTGACGGCCAATGACGCCGAACTTGCGGTCCAGGTGCGTGCCGAGGTCAGAGACGGAACGTGCCATTGGCGTTCTCCTTGGTACCCGCTTTGTAATCGCGGTTCTCCGTCAGGGTGTGACGGGAGATGGCTTGTGGCTTCGGGAATTGGCGAATATTGCTCGCCCGGGTCTGGTCGTCCTTGACCCACTTGACCAGCAGGGAAACCCACTTGGATTGGGTTTGCAGAAGGCCGGCTGTTTCGTGGTGGGCAGTGAACGGAGCCACGGCCTCCCCTGTGAACAGGTCAGTCGAGACGCCGAAGTGGACGCAGTAGGTCTTCAGCAGGTTGGCGTCAGGCATCCAATCCAGGGTCATCTCCACTGGGGCCTTTGGGTCAACAGATTCCTCGGCCTCTTCCGGTGGCAGGCCCTCAAGGTCATCGAAGCCTTCGAAAGCGCCGCCCGCCTCACTGCTGGAATCTGGAATTTCTTCGCCCGCGTTGAGAGAGTGGTGTTGATCCCTTCCATTCCCTTCTAAATCTACATCCCTTCCGGGGTCGAGGTCTCGACGACCATTCGACGACTCTTCGACGACTGTTCTACTACCACTCGACGACTGCTCGACTACTTCTTCCTGATCGTTCGACTCCTTGTCGTCGTCTGAACCATTATCCTCGACGACTAGTTGCGGAGGCTTCGGGTACTTGAACGTGCGTTTCTCTATCTTCTGGTGCTTCCAGCCGTTCACGTGCAGGTACTGTTTTCCGCCAACGACGTAGCTACGGGTCAGGCCAGCACCTTCCAGCTCGCCCAGCAGCTCGCTGACCGCCTCGGTGGTGATGTCGTCGCCGGGGAATACCAGGGCCTTGATGGTGCGCGGGGCCAGCGGGTGATTGCCGCCGTCATCACAGAAATTCCAGATACCTATGAACAGCAGCCGAGCGAGAGGCCGGCTTTCCATCACTTGCTCGCTTGACCAGAATTCAGGCTTGATTGTGCGGATACGGGCCATTACTTGGCTCCTTTGCCGACAAGGCCGGCCAATTCAAGAAAGCGATCCACGTACCAGTGAGGCTGCGTCTCGCGGGGGCATTGAGGGCTGGTGAGGTTCTTGCCGTAGGCAATGCCCTTCTCAGTCACGGACCAGAAGTCGACCATTTCCTGCTTGGAGTTTTTGCGCTGGAGCAGAACCAGGAAGCCGTGGGCCTTGAGTGCAAGGTTGAAGGCGCGGGCCGTGCTGGCGATGGCGTGATCTTTGATCAGGGCGGTGATTGCCTTAGTCGGCATCGAAGACCCGCCAACGGCATCAGGGGCAGCGTCCACGGCGTAACCTGGGAGGAACTTCGCATCCAGGCCATTGTTGGCGGCGATCTTGGCCAGCATCAGCATTTTGCTGGATGGCGCGGGCTTCAGCAGGCGGTCGAAGCACTCAAGGATTGCCATCTCGCCGACGATCTTGGAGTTGTTCGGGCCTTGAGCAGAAAAGGTGCCGGTCTTGCGGATACTCGGCAGGACCTGGCCCACCACCCACTCTTCGAACTTCTCGGCGGCCGGCAGCTTGGACTTCATCACCAGTCGGTACAGGTCGCGCTCCGGGATAATGGTCATGAAACCACCACCCTGTTTCGGGGTAGTGGTCGCAGCCTTACAGTGACGGGCCACGGCGTTCTCCGGCTTGGAGTAACCCAAGGCATCAGCGACGTCCCGGGCAACAAACCACGGATCACCGAGCTTGTCGGTAATGACCCGGATGGCGGCGCCGTCGAAGTCGAACGGAATCACTGAGGAATTGCGCGCCACGTTTTCAGATTGCGAAAAACGTGGCGCGGGAATGCTGGCGCTATTGATATGTGGCTGGGTTTGCATATAATCGGCTCCATCAAGAGTTAATGAATCAGCCGGGATTGCGCCCCGGCTTTTTTGTGCCCGGGATTTAGTGAATCTTCGAGCCGACAATTGCTGCTCGATCAGCCATCGCAACAGCGTGGGCAGCAAGGGAGCGACAAAAGGATTCGAAGGATTCGGCGTAAACGTGGTCTTTCTGGTCAAAAACGCCATCAGCGAAAACCTTTCCGCCAAGGCCGGCAACAAGGCCAAAGCTTGTAGAGATTCCAGCGAACACCTGCAGGGCGTCATCGATACCCGAGCCAATTTGCTTCACGGCCAATAGGCCATAGCGGCTGGACAGCTCAATCAGCGCGCGGTCACGCCATGGCTGGTCCAGGGCTGTAACCCATGACTCTTCAATCCATGATGGGATTTCGATGCGGTCGCCGCTGTCGTCAAGCCAGCGCTCTACGCGCTTGCTCCATGCCTTGTAGGCTCGGCCATAGGCCTGCATGTCTGCGGTTTTGGTCATGCCCTGCAAGTCAGGGAAGCCCTTCTCCTTGCAGCGCTCCGGCGCGCGAGCAAACAACTGGTGATTGAGCTGCTCGGCAAAGCCGTCCTGGCTCATGCTCGTTCTCGCGATCATGTCGCGCGCAATAGCGACCAAGACCGCATCGCGTGTTTCGTGTCGCAAGTTCGACGTTTGCATGAGGACTGCTCTCTTCTAATCTGGCTTCAATGGAACGGTGGACAGGGAGGTCAGGCGGCCATCTCGGCCCAGGGAAACGACGGACAAAGGGACTCTTTTTTGAAAGCACCTCCGGTCAACGCCTCCGCTCGCTTGGCAACCACTGGAGACATCCCGTGCTTTTCACGAACCCAACCGGAAACGGTGCTTTGATCAACCTTGAGCTTTTCAGCGGTGACCTCCTGAGTGCCGAAGAAGGCAACGAGGTCCTTATAAATAGTGTTCATGCTGCCCCTCCATACGGGAATACCCATATAGTAGATTATGGGAATACCGATTTGCAAGGATATGGGAGCACCCGTAATACTCGCCGGATGGAATTCAAAGACCGTTTAAAGACAGCGCGCCGACACGCCAAACTCAACCAGGGTGAGTTGGCTGCCAAATCAGGAATCACGCAGACGTCGATTTCTGACCTCGAGCGTGGAAAATCGAAAGCCACCGCGCACGTAGTGAAGATCGCCGACGCGTGCGGAGTGAGCGCTAAATGGCTGTCCGATGAGATCGGGCCCATGCTATCGGCAGGTTCGACCGCGAGCTCTGGAGAGTCGAACATCTCCATTGCGGTCCAGCCCACCAAATCATTCCGCTACCCGGTAATTAGCTGGGTAGCCGCCGGCGCCTGGGCGGAGGCTGTTGAGCCCTACCCGGCCGGATTCTCGGACAGCTATGAGTTCTCGGAGTATGACTCCAAGGGCACAGCGTTCTGGCTGAAGGTGAAAGGTGACTCGATGACGGCCCCTGCAGGCCAGAGCGTCACCGAGGGCACCCTGATCCTGGTCGATACCGAAGCCGAGGTTGCGCCAGGTAAGCTGGTCGTGGCCAAGCTGCCGGACAGCAATGAAGCGACATTCAAGAAACTCGTGAGCGATGGTGGCCGGCTGTTCCTGAAACCACTGAATCCGAGCTACCCCATCGAGGCGGTCGACGAGAATTGCCGGATCGTGGGAGTGGTGGTGCAGGCGCTGCAGAAGTTTTACTGACGCACTTCAAGGAGTAGCCATGTCCCTCACCAAGCCCAACCAGCAGCTACGCCGCGACCTCAAGGCCATCGCCTTCAACCTTGAGCAGTCCTGTATCGACCTGGGAAAGCTGGCGGAAAAGCTCAGCGATGCCGATGCCATAGCCCTGATGGGGCTGGTGGGCACGCTCTATGAGGAAGCCGACAGGTTGGTGGGTTATGCCGAGGAAGTGAAGGCCGGCCGAATAAAGCGGGTCGCGGAATAGCGCGGATGACTGCATGGCGAAATCAGAGCTTCTGGAGCAAGGTCGGGGTCATTGCTTGGCTGGCGCTGCTTATGGTGATTCCTGGTGCTTCCGATGCGGTCGGGCTGGGCGGAAACCAATACGGCCGTAAGCGCGTGTTCAGCCCTGGCTTCCTCATGCTCTGCGTTTTCGTGGCGGTGTTTGAGCTGATAGCGCTGAACCACTTCTATGGGAAGGACGGGTAAATGGCAGATCTGATGGAAAAGCTCGACGGCCCCAGGACCGCCCAGCAGGAACTGTTCTACGACCTTGAAGATGCGACGGCAGTTATCGCCTGGTCGGTGACCGAACTGACCGCTATCGCGGGTATCAGTAGATCACCAGGTGAAGCCGTCGCTTTGATGAAGATGTGTGCCCTGCTCGCTGCTCAGCAGGAAAAGCTCAGCGGTTATGCGGTTGAGGTAAAGGCGGGACAGATAAATCGAGGCAAGCCCGAATAGGCGCGTGGTTTGGCGCGGCGAGATGCTGTAAAACTGAATTATGGAGTTTCAAAGTGAAAATAAGGGAAGACGGTAAGGCTTACGCGCAAGACGTTTCTTTGGAAGAGCTTCGTGATTTTGTTTTAAAAAACAATCTCAACAGCGCTGGGTGTAGGTTTTGCGGTAGCGAGACCTGGGACATTCCATCCCACGACGGAATGCCTATAGTGTTGCCGCTGACCGAAAACTGACCCAGTAGAGGCTGTTCTGCCGACTGAAAACTGACCCAGGTGTTCAACTGCTTCTGCTCACTTTTTGAGCAGGAGAACACAGGGTGATCAGCATGGAAATGTTGGGGAAAATCCGGCGGATGTACTTCCGCGACAAGCTCTCGCTGCATCAGATAGCCAAGCGTACCGGGCTTTCTAGAAACACCATCCGAAAATGGGTCAGAGCGCCCGAAGCCACTCAGCCGGCGTACCAACGTTGCGCAACCTTCAACAAACTCAGCCCTTTCCACGAGACGCTGGAACAGGCGCTCAAGGCCGATTCGTTCCGGCCAAAACACAACCGCAGGAGCGCCAAAGCGCTTTTCGAGCAGATCAAGGCCGAGGGTTACGACGGCGGCTACAGCCAGCTCACGGCGTTTGTACGCTCTTGGCGAGGTGAGCAAGGCAAGTCTTTACGCGCTTTTGTACCGCTGACTTTTGCGCTCGGCGAGGCGTTTCAATTTGACTGGAGCGAAGAGAGTCTGCTGATCGGTGGCCTGTTTCGACGTATCCAGGTCTCCCACATGAAGCTGTGCGCCAGTCGCGCATTCTGGTTGGTTGCGTACCCCAGCCAAGGCCACGAGATGCTGTTTGATGCCCATACCCGTTCGTTTGGAGCGTTGGGTGGCGTGCCACGTCGCGGCATCTACGACAACATGAAAACGGCTGTCGACAAGGTCAACAAAGGCAAAGGCCGCACGGTCAACGCCCGGTTTTCCGTGATGTGCGCGCACTATCTGTTCGATCCGGACTTCTGCAACGTGGCCTCTGGCTGGGAGAAAGGCATCGTCGAAAAGAACGTGCAGGACAGCCGGAGACGAATCTGGCTCGATGCTCAAAACTGCATGTTCCATACCTTCGAGGAGCTGAACGTCTGGCTCGGCCAACGCTGTCGTACGCTCTGGGCCGAACTTGTACATCCGCAGTACAACGGTTTGACGGTGGCAGAAGTCCTGGAGCTGGAGCAGGCTGAAATGATGCCGATGCCGACGGCCTTTGATGGCTACGTGGAACGCACCGTCCGTGTCTCTAGCACCTGCCTGATCAGCGTGGCGCGCAATCGTTATTCGGTGCCTTGCGAGCGTGTTGGTCAGTGGGTCAGCAGCCGTTTGTACCCTTCGCGGATCGTGGTCATTGCCGACGAAACGGTGATCGCCAGCCATGAGCGCCTCTTTGATCGAGATCAGGTCAGTTTTGACTGGCAGCACTACATCCCACTCATCGAACGCAAGCCTGGTGCACTGCGCAATGGCGCGCCATTTGCTGATCTGCCAAAACCGTTACGGCTTCTCAAACGGGGACTGAGGCGTCACACCAACGGTGATCGAATCATGATGCAGGTACTGGCTGCTGTGCCAATTGCGGGTCTCGAACCTGTGCTGGTGGCGGTGGAACTGGTACTTGAATCGGGAAGTCTGAGCGCCGATCACATCCTCAATGTCCTTGCCCGCCTGACCTCCACCGCACCACCTCCCTGTGTAGAAACCAGCCTGCAACTCAAGGTCGCGCCTGTTGCCAATACGGCGCGCTACGACCGGCTCCGTACGACCGATGAGGAGAATCGCAATGCGTGACCTGATGACTGAACTCAAAGAACTGCGCCTGCACGGCATGGCCAGTGCTTGGGAAGAACTGGTATCTCAAGGAACAGCGTCGACGGCTTCATCGAAATGGCTGCTGGAACATCTGCTTCAGCAGGAACATGCGGATCGCGCGGTGCGCTCGGTGAATCATCAGATGAACATGGCAAAACTCCCCATGCACCGTGACTTAGCTGGCTTTGACTTCAGCGCTTCCAGCGCTGATGCCCGGCTGGTCAGCGATCTATCCAGCTTAGCGTTCACTGAAACCGCGCAGAATGTCGTGTTCATCGGCGGCCCTGGAACCGGGAAAACACACCTGGCCAGTGCCTTGGCTGTATCCGGCATTACGGCCCACAACAAACGCGTGCGCTTTTTCTCCACGGTGGATCTGGTCAATCTGCTGGAGCGTGAAAAGTACGATGGTAAGGCAGGCCGAATCGCCCAGGGACTGCTACGAACAGACTTGGTGATACTCGATGAGCTGGGATATTTGCCCTTCAGTCAAAGCGGCGGTGCCCTGTTATTTCACCTGCTGTCCAAACTGTACGAACACACCAGCGTGGTCATCACCACCAACCTCAGTTTCTCGGAATGGTCGAGTGTGTTTGGCGACGCCAAAATGACTACGGCGCTGCTGGATCGGCTGACACACCACTGCCATATCGTTGAAACAGGCAACGAGTCTTACCGCCTGCAACACAGCACATTGGCTGCCCAGACAAAGATCAAAACACGCGAAAGAAGGCGAAAGGACGGAAATGATATCGAGGACGATGAGCCATTTTGATCCGCACCATAAATGCCCTGCTGCATGCGGTGGGGCTTGATGCGTCTTTAATCGGAACACTGCTGCTAAGCTTATCCACAATTGCTGGGACAGAAATCAGCAATCCGTCCTGGGTCAATTTTCATTCGGCAGGGTGGGTCAGTTTTCAATCAGCGCCAACAGGCTTTCGTTATCGCGGGCCGATTGGAGCTAGATCGCCTCAACCTTTCTACATTGAGAAATCTCGGGCAATGCCTGATTGGCAGAGACTTTATTGAGCTGCCACTTCAGCTCAACCGCAACAGCATTGAATCGTTTTGCCTGCACTCTCGTACTGCTGGATGTGAGGCTGACGTAGGAGGCATCTGAGCTTTTGACGTCGACTACAGTGGTCGTGGTGCCGCCCTCAAGATCGGAGTTCCCCAATATTCCAGCTTTCCATTTCTGAGTAATCGTGTGCTCGCCAGGTGTAACTGGCACAGCTACGTAACCACCGTTCTCCAGAGAAGCTATCTGCTTTCCATCCAAAGAAATCAAGGCGGACATTAGGCCCATATCGTAGTTACTGGGCCTGTACACGTAGATCACACCACGATGGAAATCTGCATTTTCAAGTGGTGTGAATTTTGGCCCTGTCATCGTGCAGGAGCTGAGAAGCCCCAATAAAAAAAGGGCTGAAATCTTCCATGCTTGAGTCATAACTGCTCCTTCCTCATTAAGCGATTGATGATCAACACTGACGGGCTATCAATCAAATTTTTTGTTCGCTTGCAGCTGAATCGGCTTCGCTTGCCTTGTCGCTGAACTCCATTCGAAGACGTCTCCCTCCAGCAGGTTTCTGCTGAGATTGATTTATGCATTTGTGCATGAAACCTCTTGCCACCCTATTGTCAATATATCTCAGCAACAATACTGTATGTGCATACATATATCGCAAGGAGCGAAGCATGAACCAGGCACCCTACCCCACATCCAAACCACGGAACTCCTACGAGCTTGTCGGCCGTCGTCTGCAACGCATAATCGCCTCTCCTCGAGTGCAGAGAATTCAGTTGGTTGAGGTCTCCAGACGCGACGATGAAAGCCCTGAAGCTTGGCACCAGGTCATCCAAGACATCGGCGACACCGCAGGCATAAGGATCGAACATTTGGAAGACGGCGCCGTGCGGATCGGCTGGCGCGAGTACTGCGACGTGTAAATGAGCCCGCCACTGAGCGGGCTTTTTATCGCCCCTTATAAAAATTATGGGAATACCCATTGACGATAAATATGGGATTGCCTATATTTGCATCCATCGAGACGCCACCGCGAATCGCCAGAGCCAAAAGCTCGCCGCTCTTTGGTTTTACCCCTTGCCGGATCACCACCGGCCCAGATTCAAAGGCAGCGATGAACCGGCCTAAACGGTTCAGAGGGTTGGCAACTGACCCGGGCGTGCAGCGTAAAGCGCCAAGAACAGTTATCCAGCGGGAGAACAAGCCGAAAGGCCCGCGGCTGGAGTGACATTTGATTAAAGCCGGCGACTGACGCCAGTAGCGGGAAGCCGGCCAGTAGAAGATTTCACGTCAGCGCCTGAATCGGGCGCTTTCGGAAGCCAACTGCATAGCAATTATCGACGCTTACCCATGCCTGGCGCTCCCCCACTAACGATCTGAACCCATCCCTTGGGCATGGATCGATCCGGCGCGGAAGGCAGATATGTTTCGTTGATGTCTTTCGTGCAGGCCGGGCAAAGAGTAGGCGGTCTTTCCCAGTCAGCATGAATTGAGAACTTGCCGTTACATCGCCAGCAGGTCTTCCTAGCCCATTTTGACTCGGGCTCCTTTATGGAAGGCTTCGTCCGCTTGGGCGGTGAAACTGTCCTTGGCTTTTTTGCCGTCTTGCTGGCCTTTTTTGCCTCTTTGATTGCCGCTCTAGCGGCCTTACGACTCTGCTTCGTGCCCTTTTGCTTTGCAACCTCCTGAAGCTCAATGAGCTTGTTGAGAAGCGCAAATTCCGAGCGAAGCTCTCTGGTTACCGTATCAAGCTCATGGTCAGCCTTGTACGCCAGAGACTGGGCGACGTCTTCTTCGATCTCCTCGCGCTTGCTGGCAGCACGATCAGAGAAATACTGCTCCGACTCTTCGCTGAACCCATGCCCCGGCACGTGCGGCGCAGGCTCGCCCGCGCCGGATTTTCTTATGAGCCTCAACCGCTGGAGCTTATCGCCATCCATGTGGCCCCCCCCTCCCTGACCATACCGGCAGAGTAGCAATTAGCCGGTATTGAGCGCCAGCCTATTGATTCTTCTGTCGAGGTGTTGGCCGAACTAGCGAATGGCCTGGTGAGCGGCACGGTAAACACCCACAGATTTACTGATGCCGCTTCTATGAGGCGGCATTGGAAATCAACGGAGGGCAACACGATGACCGATGCAGCAGCAACACAGACGAAGTGCACGTACTGCGGCAAGCCAGCCGAAAAGGTGGTGCGCCGCAACATTCACGACCGCACTCGCGACCCATACACCAATCGGCAGGTGCTTCGCACTCGAGAGTTGTTGTTTTGCAGCGCCGAACATGCAAGCAACTACCAGATGGGCTGCGAAGGCTGACGGACCTACTCACTGATGCCCATCCAGAGCGGTGGGCAGCGGGAAAACAACCGAGGGTTACGCAATGAACCAGATTTCAATCGTTGGTTACGAAAGCGAGTGCAGCTGCGAACACTGCGGACGCTCGTTGAAGCACGGAATCAAGCTGTGCGACGGCCGTATCGTCGGCGCTACCTGTCTCGATAAGAAGCTGACTATGCCGCGCCTGTACCAGGGCAAGAAATTCCGCTTCGGGGCAGAGTTCATCGTAAAGATTGCAAAGGTTGTCCAGTTTTACAGCCCGGCGAACTGGTCGCGATTCGGCGTATCGGCATCCTCGGCTACGTTTGAGGCTGCCCAATGAGCACGGCATGGGCTGATGAGGTCGGAAGGCTCGAACAGTTGATAGCGCACTACAAGGCTTACGGGTTGCCGATCGGCGATGACGGTATGGAGCCTTTCATCAAAACCAGATGCGAAGCGCTGCGCTTCATGCTCTCGGCATACGAAGCGGCGCTTTCCGAAATTGAAGAAATTAAGCGCACAACCAGCGCCACGACAGCCTGTCGTTAACTGCCCGAGGCCCTGGCACTCCCCAGACCAGGCCGCATCGGATATAGCTCGGCCCTCTGTCGTGATAGCAGGGTGGCCACCTTGTCCCGAGCTGGTGCGATCAATAGCGCCTTGTGAAGACGGACAACACTCGGAGGGATTCGAGCTATATCCGATGCGGACGAAAACCCGGCGCGCGCCGGCCACCTGCATTTCAACCCACCCAGAACGGAGGATTGGCAGCCATGTAAACAACAAACCCAGGCGCTCGACCGCCACCCCCTGCGTGACATAGGGAGGTCTATGTACCGCAACGAAAGCCCGGTCTCGATCGGGCTTTTTTACGCCTCGCCTTTATCCGTCAGCACTCCTCCCCCGCGCCCATCGGCAACCAGCGGGAGGCATGAGTGTTGACGAATACAGGTGAACCAAATCCACGGAGTCATTTATGAGCGAGCAACGAAAGCCATATCCACGGTCGGCGGACAACGCCGACCAAATGAATCTGCCCGAAGGCAAGACTTGCGGCGACTGCGTGCATTGCCGCCGCTGCACGCTGATGTTCGGCCACATCCCTGCTGATGAGGCTTGCGACTGGAGCCCGTCGCGCTTTTGTGAAGCCCTGCCAGCCACCGCGTAACCCAAAACACTGGAGGTCGCCATGAGCGATTGGATCAAGTGCAGCGATCGGCTGCCGCCAGAAGGCGAGAAGCGCGATTACCTGTGCCTGTTCGAGTACGGCGAGATGCAGGTCACTGAGTGGCTGTACGACAAAACTCTCGGATGGTGCTTCTGGTACGGCGATCCAAGTCACTGGATGCCGCTCCCACCTCTTCCCACTGAATAACGCCATCCTGGAGGCGACCATGCACCACAGCATCCAATCGCGCCGCGACATCGTCGACGGCCTGCATCAGCGCTCCCGTATCGCCACTGCCGAGTTCTACCGGCTGATTGGGCGACCTGAGCCGGCGGTCACCTTCCGGATGATGGTGAAGCCTGCAGGCCGCGACTTCTTCCATGTGGTGGACAGCCGGACCGGCAAGGTCATTGGGTTCCGCCGCGATCACAACGAAGCCTGCGCCCTCGCTCGGCGCCTAGAGTGCCTACATGCCGACCAGTTACGCGGATAGCGCTCAGGCCCGGGAATCCGACAGGCGCTGGGACTTGCCGAACTTTGGGAAGCTGCAGCACGCCGACCTGTTCCATGAGTACACAGCAGAGGACTTGGCAGGACGCGAGGAGCACCGACTCGAAGAGCGCGCCAGCCTCAAGCTGCGCATTGGGCTGGCGATGGCGCAGATGGAGGCGATCTGTCCGCCGGCAGGAGGCGATCAATGAACGCTACTCAGCGGGACCACCTAAACGCCGTGAACTGGATCGAGGGAGAGATCGAAAACATGATTCTCGAACTTGGCAAGCCAAACGCCAGTGCGGCGGCCACATCATGCGTCACCCTCGCTTTCATGCTGCGGGTTATCGACGAAAACGAACACCGGCACTTCCGGGCACTCATCGACAAGATTTACGCCGACTACAACGCATCGCTCGTTTCTGCCGCCTGACGGCACAACCCAACCCCACCACTTTCAATGCTGCGCCTGGCGCGGCGAGGGATCGTCATGTCCAAAAATACCAACCAAGCAATCGCACAAGAATCGCTCCAAGCGAGCGAAACCGAAGAATCCAAGAAGTCCATTGCCCCTGCTGTCGCCGTCACCGACATCGCGGAGTATCGGCCGCACGAGGAGCAAATCGTTCGTCTGGAAACAACTTACGCGAAGCTGGTCGTCGACTGCTCGACGAGCGAAGGTTTGGCGAATGCGAAGGAGGTTCGCGTCGATATCCGCGACGTGCGTTATGCCCTGGCAAACACCACCAAGACGGCGCTGGTGCCATATCAGCAGAAGGTCAAAGACGCTCAGGCCCGAGTCAATCAGGTCAAGGAGTTTGGCGAAGCGCTTAAGGCTCGCGTCCTCGTGCTTGAAGAGCCCATCGACGAAGCCATCAAGGCCGAAGAGAAGCGCGTCGCCGACGCCAAGGCCGAGAAAGAGCGCCTGGAGCAAGAACGCATCGAAGCCATCCGGGCAAAAATCAACCGCTTCAGTTCTGTCGCTGCCGCCTATGCGAGCCGCAGCGCCGCCGACGTCTCCAGCATTCTGCTAGGCGTCAAAGAATCGGTGATCCTGCCCGAAGAATATGGCGAATTTGAAGCCGAAGGCACCATCGCTCGCGACAACGCCATTGAGCAACTGGAAGCGCTGCTCAGGTCTGCCGCTGAGCGAGAAGAGGCTGCTGCCAAGTTGCTGGCCCAGCAGAAAGAACTGGATGAGTTGCGCGAGAAACAACGCATCGCCGACGCCGAAGCCGAGGAGCTACGCAAGCAGCGAGCAGAGGAAGACCGCAAACGGTTGAAGCAGCAGCAGGACGAACTGGACCAGCAGCGCCGCGACATGGAGGCACAGCAACGTCAACAGCGTGAGCAGCAGGAAGAACAACAACGCCAGCAGCGCGAGCGCGAGGCTCAGTATCAACGCGACCAGGAAGAGCTGGCCCGTCTACGCGCCCAGGCTGCCGCGCCGGCGCCAGTAGCAGTTGTCACTGCCACTCCAATCGAAGAGAAAGCTGAAACCGCGCCTGTTGCCGTAGTCGCCGTCTCCGTTGAATCCATCGACGTGGACGCGACCACTCCCCCGGCTGACGACATTGTCGAGGTTGTAGCACTCGGCTTCGACGTGACCATCGCCACTGCTCGCGATTGGCTGCGGGCCACCCGCTTCTAACCATCCTTTCCATCTGCCGGCCGACCCACTCCACGTCGGCCACGGAGAGCGCAATGACCGATACAGACACCCAAGCACAAACCGGCCTCGCCACTTATCACGATCCATCGCACAACGCGGCCGCGCTCATCCTCGACCCTGGCACCATGCGGTCGATGAGCGACCTCGCGATGATGATGTCGAAGGGAGTGACAACCGTCCCGAAACATCTTAAGGGGAACCAAGCCGACTGCATGGCGGTAGTGCTTCAAGCAATGCAGTGGCAAATGAACCCCTTCGCTGTGGCGCAGAAAACGTTCATCGTCAACGGCGGCGCTTTGAGCTATGAGGCGCAGCTCGTTAACGCAGTGATCACCGCCAAGGCGCCAGTCAAAGGTCGATTGAACTTTGAATGGTTCGGCGCTTGGGAAAACGTCATCGGGAAGATGCGCGAAGTTACCAGTAAGACCAAGAAGGATGAGGACACTGGCGAGTTTAAAAAATATCGCGTTCCCGCCTGGAGCTTTGACGATGAAAAAGGGCTCGGCATCAAGGTTTGGGCGACCTTTCGGGGCGAAGACGAGCCACGCACTCTGGAGCTTCTGCTGACCCAGGTCCGCACGCGCAACTCTACGCTTTGGGCGGAAGACCCCAAACAACAGATCGCCTACTTGGTGACCAAGAAGTGGGCACGCCTCTTCTGTCCTGACGTGATCCTTGGCGTTTATACGCCCGATGAATTCGAGGATTCATACGGCGGCGAGATTGATATCACTCCAACAAAACAAGCCGCAAACAGCGCTGCCGCCGCTGGCGTTTCGTTTGGCCCCAAATCCCCATCGCCTGAAATAGACGGTGTATTCGCAGACCTCCTGGTCGTTGCAAGGCAGCAGGACATCGACGCCTACGCGGCCGCCTGGGCAGGTCTCAAGCCGAAGCAGCGCGCAGCGATCGGCCTGGAATGCCACGAAGCCCTAAAAAGCTTGGCGGCTACCGTCGATGCCGACTTTACCGACATAACGGGCCCCAGCGGTGACCAGTCCCATTCAGAGGAGGCTGCGTAGTGAGAGCGGAGCTTCAGGGCACAGAGAAGTGGCGTGCGGACCGATCTGGGCGCGTGACAGCCAGCCGCTTTAAAGACGTGATGGCCTGGGGGAAGCCTGACAAAAATGGTAAGCGCGAGCCTATGGGCGCACGCACCTCATACATGCGTGAGCTGTGCTTCGAGCGGCTGGCAAAGAAGTCCAAGCACAACGTCAGCAGCGCCTCTTTAAAGTGGGGCCACACCGAAGAGCAAAAGGCACAAGACGCCTACGAGATGCTGACGGGCAACATCGTCATACCGTCAGAGTTCATCGTCCACCCAAAGTACGACTGGCTTGGATGTTCGCCAGACGGCCTTATCAACGATGACGGCGGTACCGAATCGAAGTGCCCCTTCAACGAAGCGATACACGTCAGAACTTGGCTCGAAGGCATGCCCGAGGAACACATGCCGCAGGTCCAAGGCTGCATGTTCGTTACGGGCCGCAAATGGTGGGACTTCCTGTCCTTTGATTCTCGCCAAGATGAAGAGTGTCAGCTCTATATCGAGACGATTTACCGCGACGAAGACTACATCGCCAACCTGCACAAAGAGCTGGTCCAGTTCAACTTGGAACTGAATCGCATGGTTGATGAGGTAGCGGACAAAGCTCGGGCGCAAGCCCATCGCCTGGGAGCCTGATAATGATCAGCAACCTAAAATCAGACATTGAATTTCGGCGCGAGAAAGCGCTGGAGCTTTTCAGCCAGGTGCATCAGCACCTCGCCTCCGGCGGAAAACTCACGATCGGAAAAAGCCAGGCGATCAATCCAGATCCGGCCAGGCGTTCGGAAAAGATCGATCCCGACACCATCCTCAAGCGCCGCAAGCCATCGATTTCAAGGGCCGAACGTAATGCGCTGCGCAAACTCGCGGAGGCGCTATGAGCAAGAAGCGAAAGCCGCATAACCTGCAGGTGCGCATCGCCCGGTCGTGCCGCTCACTGCTGGCCTCCAACCACGTCGCGGTGGTGAACATCGACCCCAGCGGTCGCCAGGGCATGATCAATTACAAGTCGCTGAAGAACATCGCGCCGGGGAAGATTGGCCACGCCGTCTGCGGCATCCCTCACCGGTGGACGATCTACCTCAGCGCCCTTTGCATCGACGCCCGCGGTGACCGCTACAGCAAGTCGGTGGAGGTAGCGCCCGATGGCGTCTACCTCTCCGATCACCTGGAAGACGTGATCGAGCATTGCTACAAGGAGCTGCGCGAGTCAGCCAATCAAAGCCAGATGGTGGCTTCCGGCTGGATCGCCATTCCCGAAGCGATGTCGCTGGACGAGGCGCACGCCGCGCGGATCTTCGAAGCGGTAGGCGCCTGGAATCAGCAGAAGGTCGCTGCGTGAAACGAATCCACAAACAGGTCAGCGCACGACGCAGGCCAACCTGGCTCGCACTGCCGGCCAGCGGAATAGAAGAGGTAGGCCATGGCCAAATCAGTACAGGAGCGGTCGGCCAAGGCTGCGCAGAAGCGCCTGGCTGTCGCCGAGAAGGAATTGCGGCACAAGGTCAGGCCCGGCATCGAGCAGGCCATGGAGCGTATCCGGCTGCGCGGCCAGGTGCCGATCATTAGCGAGGTCTTGCAGATCGCCATCATGAAGATGGACTTGATGGGCGACAACGAGTTAGTTGAGTTCTTGAAGTATCCGCGCCACGAAATCGTGATTAGCGAAAACGTGGCGCGTGAATTTCACAATCAAAGCTTAAGCGAAATCAGGAAAGACCCGGGCGACGAGATACTTTCTCCATCTAGTCAGCCTACAGGCCTTTGTTAAGCTTGGCTTTCATGTACTCGGTACCGCCGGAGCGCTGCATCTCTTCCCAACTGGTGAAGTCCGTATTCTCAGAAATGAATTTGTCCCATTCGTCGTCCGGAATCGCGGCAAAGTCTTCGGGGCTATCAATCTTAAATCCCGATGCAGCAAACAAAGCTTCCAAATCAGAAAATTTGCTGTGGGAGGAGACGAATTCCGGATTAAGGGTATCTGTAAGCTTCACCTGATGCGTCCCCTCCATTTCCTTGGCGTTTTTTAAAAGTTGATCGAGGCCTTTGCGATTAATCGTGATCTTCATCGACATTTCGATTTGCTCCTTGATCCGGCTCCATGCCGGTCACCCGTGATACCCCAACCCAAACCAAATTGCCACCACCGATCACGCAAATAGGTGACTGGACATGCAGTTCGTCATATGATTTTCCCAAATCAAAGCCCTAAGCTAATTCATTAAAGAGGGATTTACTGCGCAGATACTCCAATCGGCAGCACACCCCTCTGCAAAATTAAAAAAGTTACTCAGAATCAAATAACAGGCACGTTTACAGACTGCTTATCCTTTAAATCAAGATATTTCTGAGTTTTTAAGTACCACAAAATGACCCCTATTAACGATACCGTCAAAGAAGCAAACTGGAGCCAACCGTAGAGCCTCGCTAAAGTCTGAAGCTTATAAAAATACCCCTTAACTAATTCAAGGCTGGCATTGAATTTTGCGTTTACGATTTTTAACTCAGAGAACTTGGCCTGAATATTCTCTCTAAATACCCCCAGACGAGCCTGGGCATCGACAAGCTCTTTGACACTCGGATCTCTCGCAATCAGATCATCTATATCTTTTGTGATGCGCTCCGAGGACTCTTTGAGTCCTTCTAACGTGGCTAAAAACTCCGCCTGCTGAACCGTTAACCTGTCGATGTTAGATTCAAGCTCATCCGAGCGCTTGTTCAGATCAAAAAAGAAAAAAACAAAACACAGCATGCCCGCGATAGCTAAAAACTTATAAAGATTATCTGTAGGTGCTTGCATGGCCCCTCCCTAGTTAATTTTGGCAGATAGCCACACCTAATACCCCATATCAACGAATCACGCCAGCCGGCGAGGCAGGCGCACGCTTGGAGATAACCCATGAGCACCTTTGCAGTGTTTGGAATGACCCTCGATGTCGCCATGGCCGAGGCCAGGAAGACCGTCAAAACCACCCGGCCCGACCCAAAGCGTCCAGGCCACAAGATTGAACTCTCGGTTGATGACTGGCTGCTAAAGGTCACCCAGAAGGCCGAACAGATCATGGGGGGGGTCAGGGTAAAGCAGCTCAGCCCGCTCTTCGACGCACCGCAGTACGCTGAGCACTTCATTGAGCTTGCGCGCAAGGGCAGCAAATGCCGTGATATGCGAATAAAAGCCAAGCGCACGATGGTCGACGCCCAGGGCGAACCGATCATCAACCCGAAGACGAAGGCGCCAAAGGTTGGGTTTACGGAGTGGCCGCCAGCGAAGGAAAGCAGCGCGGCGTAAAGGTCAATCATTTAAAGCGCTTTGAGATTTCCTTGCAGGACCGAATATTGCCAGCAAGGGACTCAATCGCAGGAATTGCCGTCATCGCCTCAAAGACAATTGCTGGATAGCCCAGCGCGAAAGGATCGTTAAATTGAATTACGGTTTTGTCTATCAGTCGACGAGCTGAGCACGCCTGAAATATTAGGTCAGGGTCCGGCAGACTGAATAGGTCAACACTATCCAAAATAGCCTTTGCCATAGATAAATCGTCCCGAAAACGCTGCACATCTGCCATGTCGTTAGACATGCCTCTATGGGTCTCGAAAACACTCATGGAGTAGGTAATCATTTCGGCCAGCGCCAAGCATTTTGCTTCGTCCTTGCGTTTCCCAGAAGCCTCTGCCCTCCTGGATTGTCGGCTTGCGATCCACCATGCGAACCAAATTGATAATACGGCACCGACAGCCTGCACCCATGACGCCAGTCCAGGGTGATGCTCTGTCCAGCAAATAAAGTACTCCCACATCGCAGCAAGCTCCATAACCCACTCCCCCTGTAGATCCCGGAACTATACCGGCGAGGTTCCCCTATGTCCGCACAACAGAAGAAACACCATTTCATCCATGGCCAGCCAAGCATGGGCCTGCCGTTCCAGAAAGAACTGGTGGTGGACCTGTTTGCCGGCGGCGGCGGCGCGAGCACCGGCATTGCCCGGGCATACCGGGAGCCTGACGTGGCGGTGAACCACAACCCAATTGCCCTGGCCGTACACCGCGCCAATCACCCCGAGACCGCCCACTACGTTGCCGATGTGTTCGAGGTTGATCCGGTGCTGGCCACCGGCGGGCAGCCAGTCGGCATTCTCTGGGCCTCGCCTGACTGCCGCCACCACAGCAAGGCCAAGGGCGGCGCACCGCGTGACCGTGGTGTGCGTGGACTTGCCTGGGTTGTTGTTCGCTGGGCGCACGCCACCCGCCCCCGCTTGATGTTCCTGGAGAACGTCGAAGAGTTCTGCGACTGGGGGCCAATCGACGAGAGCGGCCAGCCAATCAAGGCCGAACGCGGGCGCACCTTCAAGTCGTTCATCGCGGCGCTCAGCACTGGATTGGCGGTGGATCATCCGGACATGCCGGAGATTCAACAATCCATTGGTGAGTTCGTTCCGGAGGAAGCCTTGGTACGCGGACTGGGCTACAACGTCGAATGGAGGGAGCGCATCGCGGCGAACGCCGGGGCGCCGACTATCCGCAAACGCCTTTATCTGGTGGCGCGCAGCGACGGTCTGCCGATCGTTTGGCCGGAGCCGGTACGACACAAGAAGCCAACAGCGAAACAGCAGCCATGGCGCACGGCCGCCGAGTGCATTGACTGGAGCAACCTGGGCAAGACGATCTTTCGGGACAAGCCCATGGCACTGAATACCCGCCGGCGGGTGGCCAAGGGCATGTGGCGCCACGTCATCACCAGCGCCAAGCCTTTCATCGTCCCGATGCGTGGTACATCGAAATCTCACACCAGCACGCACGGTGTCGACGAGTCGGTGTCCACGATCAGTTCCGGCGGCACCCATCACGCCCTGGTGCAGCCAGTCTCGGCGCCATTCCTCACCGAATGCGCCAACGGCTCATCGCAGCGAAACTTCGACGTACAGGAGCCGCTGCGCACCCAGGTCGCCCAAGTCAAGGGCGGTCACTTCGCCATGGCGGCATGCCACTTGACCCATCTCACGCACCACGGAGAGCGAAGCGGCTATTCGCCAGACGATGCTGCACGCACGGTAACTGGCGCCAATCGCGGCGAGCAGGCCATTGTCTGCGGGCATATGACCGCATTCGGCCAGAACGCTGCGGGAGGCTCGCCTGATGATCCCGCACAGACAGTGCTGGCCGGTGCCGCTCGGCACGGAGTCGTCGCTGCATTCTTTGAGCAGGCAAACGGTGGGTTCTACAAAGGTGATGGCCGACCTGCTGATGCGCCGATGTCCACCATCTGCCAGTCAGGCTCTAACCAGCGGCTGGTGAACGCTTACCTGGTGAAGTACTACGGCTGTGATAAGGGCGGGGTTTCGCTGACTGAGCCCATGCACACCCTACCGACAAAAGATCGTGTCGCCCTGGTCGAAGTCGTGCAGGTTCCGGACACGCTGACGCCGGAGCAAATCGAAGGCGCCCGCCGGTGCGCCGCCTTCATGCACGAGCATCTGCCGGAACACTTCAAGGAACCCGCCGCGATGATCATGATCGGGGGTTATGTGCTGGTGGATATCACCTTGCGCATGCTGCAGCCGCCGGAACTGAAAGCAGCCCAGGGCTTCGATAAGGACTACATCATCGACCGCGGCTTGTTCGTTGATCCGGTCACCGGTGCCGAGCAGTGGTTGCCGATCAACAAGACGAATCAGGTCAGACTCATCGGCAACAGCGTCTGTCCGGACGAAGCCGAAGCCCTGGTCAGAGCAAACGCCGCCGACATCATCGAGCTTTACCAGCGTCTCGCCGCCTGACTGCGCCGCTTACTGAACTTCACGCCCAGCAATCAGCCTGGTCCCCACTTCGCGCCCTGCCACCTGCGCCAGGCCACGATCAACATAGGTTCGGTCACCCGCAACAACCGGAACTACCACTTCACCACCACGCTTGATCTCGACGTTGATACGCCAGGTCTCCCGGCCCTCATCGTCCTTGTCGCACTCCATGTATTTCCAAACCTGAAAGCCTTCGATCTCATCGTAAATATCGTGCTTGGTCATGGTCCAGCCCATTTATAGGAAGGGGCCATCGTAGCACCACACCCCGGGCATGGCCCGGCAAGGACTCCCCATGCCTACAGAAAACAAAATCGCCGCGCCGCTCATGGTCGAGCGCTCGACAGTCACGAAGCTGGTCATCACCGGCGCGCCGCGGCTGGACCCGATCACCGTCTTCCTCGAGGACCTGGCGCCATGCAAGGGCAAGATCACCGTGAGCTGCTGGGGCAAGAGCTGGACGGCCTACTGGGGCGGCATGTGGGATGGCCTGAGCATCGGGCAGTTCTTCTGCGAGCTGAATACCGGCTACATCATCGGCTACTTCGATCAGGCGATGAACCCACGCCAGTTCAGTGGTGATGCGCTTGCAAGTGAAGCGCAGCGCCTTGTCCTGAAAGAGCGACGCCAATTTTGTTACGGCCCGGACAAGGCGCGTGAACGGTTCGATGAGGCGGAGGATCTGCGCGACTCACCATCAATTGATCATCTCCACGGCGCTCACAGCGAGCTGATGACGAAGCTGTTCGGTGATGAGTGGTGGCACCTGACCAACGATGCCACGGAGCCAAACCCCGACTACGCCTATCTAGAGCGAATTATTCACGCGGTCCAGCAGGCGCTGCGCCAGGAACAGCAGGCCGGCATGACGGCTGCGAATGCCCATGATCTGGTAACGAGGGAGGCTGTATGAGCGACTTCAAGCGCTATTACATAGGCGTGTACGACGGGGAAGCCCAGGCAAGGGCGTGCGGCATGGGAATCAACGAAATCATCCGCGACAGTGACGGCGAGATTTTCATCTTGGCGTCCGACTGCGACCGGGTCACCGCCGAGCGTGACGGCCTACAGCTGAGCTTGAGCACCGCAGACCAGACCATTGATGACCTGAACGCCGCAATTTCCCGACGAACGCATCGGGTTCGTGAGCTGGAGGCGCAGCTTGCCTACGCCGTGGACGCCCTCAATGAGGTGGTCAAGGCCTCAGCTATGTACGAAAAGCCCTTTGAGATTGCGACCCTGGCTATCGGTGAAATGTCAGCCATGGCCGAGCAGCCCGCGCCGGTAGCGGTGGCACTGCCTGAGCGGCGCGAAGTGGCTGGCGAAGGCGGACACACTTATTACATCCCTGTCGGCTGGAACGCCTGCCTCGACGAAGTAACCCGCCTGAACGCCAAACCCCGATAGGAGTACATCCGTACTCCACCCGCAAAACCTGTAACCCCTCCCCCTTCAAAGTCAGCCGCTATAGCTCCTCATGGACTGAAGTCAGCGTTGATCGCTTGGGGGTGTATTGGAGGAGTTAAGGAAAGAGTTCCACGCTTCAAAAGCAGTGTGATGCTTTTTGGTTGCCTCCTCCCAATCTGGTCCAGAAACCTGCTTCGAAACCACCATCATCATCATTTTGGTAGTTGCAGCATCAAGCTCAACCAGTAACTCGTGGGATCTAAATCTGAAATCATCTAAGTCGGCCATAAAATCACCTTGCGACAGGTCTAGCCGGAGATACCGGATTGTGCCCATCTCCCTAATGACAAGCCCCAAAAGGCGAAGGTTCATCGAGGAACTGAGTTTCTTTTCGGCCTTCTTTGAACACGCGTTTTAAGCAGCTCCCTACTCTTCCCATCTCCCCATCAAAGTCAGCCGCTATAGCGGCAAGGACGAAGTCATGCCTGAAGAAATCGTTTTGATCCAACCGCTGCCCGTGGAACGTGACGAAACTGGCTGCTGGACACACCCAGCCTGGCCCTCCACTGATGACGAGCTCATTCCATACGCCTGGTTCACAGACCGGGGCCTGGAAGTCCGTGAGCGAAATTTCGAGGATGACGCCCCAGATGAGCTGCAAGCGGCATGGTTCGCCAGTGGCATCGCGGATTGTACGGCCTGGGCGCCGACACAGCCCGCTGGTGATGGCTGGTTCATCTTCTCGATCCACGACACCGAAGACGGCCCAGTGTGCGTATGGGTGCGGTATGTGCCGAGCCTGCAGCGAGAAG